TTCTTTAAAAACAGAAACAACAGGTAGTAATAATACTGCTTTTGGTTATTCATCTCTTGCACTTTGTAATGGAGCATCTAACAACACTGCCGTTGGTTATGATTCTCTCTACTACAACACCACAGGGACTAATAATGTTGCTGTAGGTATGAACTCTTTAAACAAAAATACCACTGCATCTCACAATACCGCAGTTGGTACTAATGCTTTATTATCCAACACCACTGGTATTTATAATGTAGCTGTAGGTAATTATGCTCTTGATGCTAACACAACCTCTAGTAATAATATTGCAATAGGAAGATTTGCTTTAACTTCAACTACAGGTCAACAAAACACAGCATTAGGTTCATCTGCAGGTTCAACACTAACCACTGGCTCTAACAACACATTATTAGGATACGATACAGAACCTTCCTCTGCTACAGTATCTAACGAGATTACACTAGGTAATGCGAGTGTTACTACTTTAAGGATGGGTAACGGAAATCTTTTACCTACTGATTATGAAGAAGGTACATTTGCTCCTGTATTAACTGATGGAACAAATAGTGTTAGCACTTATTATTATCAACATGGAAGATACACTAAAATAGGAAATGTAGTGCATGTTCGCATTATAATATCTATTAATAATAAAGGCAGTATTAGTGGAGATTTATATATTAACAACCTACCATTTACTAATATGGACAATTCAGCTTCACTTACAAATTATTTTCCAATAGCATGTTTTAATACTAATTCAAGAGACTACGATACAGCTAGATTCCGAACTTCAGATAAAATAGAATTATTTTATATATCTGGAACTACTGGTCCAGCTATTACAGGAGCAACAGTTATTGCTGGCAGTCAAATAGGTTTAAATTTTCATTACTTTACAACAGAATAAGGATTTATTATGGCAATAGAAAAAGTTACAAAGATTGATAAAATTGAAATAGTAGGAGATTATAAGCATATCCAAGTTCGTGAAAGAACTGATATTGTTGAAGACGGGGTAGTTTTATCATCAACATTTGAGCGTTGGATGGTCACTCCAACTCAAGATACTAGCAACCAACCAGCAGAGGTTCAAGCTGTAGCTAATCTTGTTCACACACAAGAAGTAAAAGATGCTTATATTGCACATGACCAAGCTATGCGAACAGCAGATTAATAAACCAACTGTCTTAAAAGGAGAATAAACATGACAGACGATGTAGTATTAGAAATGCCTAGTGCAGAGGAAATTGCACAACACCATAAAGCAATGGGTGACTCCGTTACTTTAATTCACGATGTGATTGCGGGTAATGCAATGGCAGAGGAAACAGACGAGGAAAGGAAAGATTGCGTTAAACGTAATGTAGAACACCTCAAGATTATGGTCGCTAAAGAATGGTGGACAGACCAAGATTTACAACCATCACATGAAGCTATAGCAGCTGGCGAAGCATACACAGCTTAACTTTAATTTTACATAAGGAAATAAAATGGCAAAAAATAAACAAGAAACCATTAAAACACCTATCACAGTGGACGATATTGAATATCACTACGAAGATATGACAGTAGAACAGCAAGCAATGGTAAACCATATTGCTGATTTAGATAAAAAAATAAATGGTACTAAATTTAATTTAGACCAATTACAAGTTGGCAGAGATGCTTTTGTAAATATGTTAAAAACATCTTTGGAAACAAAGGAAGAAAAAGAAGTACAATAATTTAAGAGGTAATCAATGAGTATAAATTATGTTGATTACGATTATTGGGAATATGGCTACGCTTATGGCGATATAAGGTACATAGAAGCATCTGCGAATGTCAATGCCAATGTATCGTTAGTAGTAAACGGCGTAGCTATCTACAGTGGGCAGGCTGTTGTTTTAACAAGTGCAACAGTCGCCACTAATTATGTAAGAATTCGGTTAAATGATGCTGATATTACAGCTTTTGCAGATGCCACTGCACTAGGTGGTGTATTATATAGTGGCATTGCTAATGTATTTGCAGATGCACAAGTTGCATCAGAAGCCATTAGAATTAGAACAGCTAATGCAGACGTTGCAGGAACATTATATTTTTCAGCAGATGGTCATTCGCTTGCACTTGCAAGTGCTAGTATTTATGCTGACGCAACTGTTTCAGTAAGTGGTTATAGAATAAGATATGCTAGTGCTAACATACAGACAAATGCAAATTTATCTGCTAATGCTTATAGAATAAGATATACAGAAGCAAACATTAATGCTACAGCGAATGTCGAAGCAAACGCATTTGCAACATATAGCAGAGTTGCAGGAATAACATCTTCTTTAGTTATTACTGCTGAAGGCACAATACTTGGTCAGGAATGGGTAGATAGTCCAGTAGATACAAATACATGGTTATGGGTTAGTAATCCACTTTATGTAGAGTTAGGATATTTGGTTGTAGGCTATATAGAAGAAGCAGAAGCACTTTGGTTTAAAGAAACAGAAAGTTCAGACTCATGGAGCGTAATTGCTCCAACAATAAACAATTGGGCAGATTCATCTGTCAGTAACAACACATGGTTTAAACAAGGATAAGACATGGCAAAAACAAAGATAAGCGAATTCGATAGTACCGCAGCAAATAATACTGATATTAATAGTATTAACATTGCGGAAGGTTGTCCACCAAGTACAATCAATAACGCTATTCGTGAGCTAATGGCTCAAATTAAAAATTTACAAGCAGGGTCAAGTGGTGACACTATTCCATTAACTGCTGGTGGCACAGGTGCAACAACAGCAAGTGGTGCTAGAACAAATTTAGGTTTAGGCGAACTTGCAACAAAAGATGACATTGTATCATCTGATATTCCTAGTGGAGCTGTGACTGCAGACAAGTTAGCAACCAATTCAGTAACAACCGTTAAAATTGCAGATGCAAATGTTACATCAACAAAGTTAGCAACTAATTCTGTAACTTCTGATAAAATTGCAGCTGATGCTGTTGGAGCTAGTGAGATTGCAGCTGGGGCAGTAGGTTCTAGCGAACTTGCAACCAATGCTGTAACAACTGTTAAAATTACTGATGCTAATGTAACAACTGCTAAACTTGCCAACAGTTCTGTTACAAGTGCAAAGATTGCTGCTAATAATGTAACAGCTGACGAACTTAATGTATCAGGTGATGGAACATCAGGACAAGCACTTTTATCTGATGGTGATGGCTCATTTAGTTGGGGAAGTAAAGGTAAAGTATTACAAACTGTCATATATGAAGATGTTAATCCGAGAAGTCAATCTTGCACAAATAATACTTGGACATTACACGACACATTAAGAGTTACAATTACACCACAATCTTCATCTAGCAAGATACTTATTATGGTAAATATTGGTAAATGTACATCTAATAGTAATAGTCATGGATTCCAAATTAGACGAGGATTATCTACAGTTGTAACGCAGGGAGCTGCTGTTGGGTCAAGACCAAGAGTTGCATTTCAATATTCTAGACAAGGTCAGGATGGAAATCATTCAAGTGGAGTATCATTTGCTATGATTGATTCACCAGCTACAACAAGCGCAACAACATATTATTTATACTTTTATCCAGAAGGTAGTATTTTTTATACAAATAGAAATGACAATTATGGCAATAACACTCTTGCATATAATTCAATATCTACAAGTAATATTATTTTAATGGAAATTGCTGGTTAATATGGATGTAGTTCATGCACTAGCAGAGTTAAGACCTAATGCACAATGGAGTGTAGAGGGGTATGAGTATTCTGGAATTGTATGGAAAGATACAGAACAGACTAAACCTACGGAAAAAGAAGTTATTGCTAAATGCAAAGAGATAGAAGCTAGGATACTACCTATTTATCAGCGTATAGAAGCATACCCACCTATTAAAGAGCAATTAGATATGTTGTATTGGGATAAAGTAAATGGTACAAATCATTGGCAAACAATGATTACAGAAATAAAAGAAAAATATCCTAAATTAAACGAAGGACAATAAATGCCAACACAAAGATTACAATTTACTGAATGGTTGCCAGACCAACCTTCAATGTCAGGTGCGCTTATTGATGCTAAAAATATCTTTCCTTTGTCGCTTGGCTATGCACCTTTTCCATCAGCAGAAGAATATAGTGGTGCTGCTAGTGAAAATTTAAATAATATCTTTGTAGGTAAATTTGGTGCAGATGTGCAAGTATTTGGCGGTGGGGCAACTAAATTATTTAATATGAATAATACAACACTTGCAATGGTTGATGTATCTAAAGTAGGTGGTTATACAGGTAATACAGCGTGGAAGTTTAAACAGTTTGGACAAACTGTACTTGCAGCTAATAATTCTGAAAAAATACAAGCATGGACTATTGGCAGTTCTTCTGCATTTGTAGATGTAGCCGCAGCTGCTCCTGTAGCAAAATACATTACTGTAGTTCGTGACTTTGTAGTTGCAGGATATATTAATTCAGGTACAGATGCTAACAAGGTGCAATGGTCGGACATCAATGACGAGACCAATTGGACAAGTGGTTCTACAAGTCAATCAGATTATCAGATAATTCCAGATGGGGGAAACATAACAGGTCTGTCAGGGGGCGAGTTTGGTTTAGTGTTTTTAGAAAGTGCTATTGTCCGTATGTCATATATTGGCTCACCATTATTCTTTCAATTTGACACCATATCACGAGGCTTAGGTTGTTTAGATGGCAACTCTATTGGAACTTATGGTGCAACTACATTTTTTCTTGCAGACGATGGTTTTTATAAGTGTGATGGTACTAATGTAGTAGGTATTGGTACAGATAAAATAGACAGATGGTTTTTTGATGACTGTTCACTTACAGATTTAAATAGCATGACTACAGCTATTGACCCAGTTAAAAATTTGGTTATTTGGAATTACTTGGCTGTGGATGGTCAAAGACATATGCTTACTTATAACTGGCAAATTAATAAATGGACTCGTGTTGAAACAGATGCAACCGTTATAGGTACAATTGCAACCACAGGTACAACGCTAGAAGGTTTAGAGTCTGTGTATGGCTATACAAACATAGATACCATGCCAGCATCATTAGACTCACGACTATTTATTGGTGGTAAATTTTTATTTGCAGGTGCAAAAAATACTAAAATTATTTCATTTACAGGCTCTAATTACAATTCAGAAATTATTACAACTGATGTAGAAGCAGGTTACAGCAGCATGGTGCAACTTGTAAGACCAACTGTTGATAATGGTAGTGCTACTATTAAAGTAGCATCACGTAAAGAGCTAAGTGACAATGTGGCTTTTAGTACAAGTGCAACAGCATCTGCCGAAGGTCGTGTACCGTTACGCAGTTCTGGCAGATACCATCGGTTTAGTATTGTTCCAACAGGTAACTGGACTAACGCAGTTGGAGTAGATGTAGACATCGTACCCACAGGAAATAGGTAATGGCAAGAACCAATATGTATCGTAAGCTACCTTTTCAAGGTGGCGAACCTCGTTTAGTTGCAGAGGTGGTAAACAACTGTGTTGAGGGAAAGACTAATAACTCTGGAGAATTTTCAACAACAACAAGTTCTACAACATCTACACTTAATGATGAACGAATTGGTTTTAATTCAGTAATATTGTTTATGCCTTTAGACCATAACTCGTCTATGGAACTTAAAGATGTTTACTTTACTAATTTTGCTAAAGGTAGCGTTACAGTTAATCATGGAAGTCATGGTGTTGCAAGAAATTATCGTTATATAATAGTAGGATAAGAACTACTAGGATTAAATATGAAATTAACAGTTTATGTTGTGCCAACACATCATGTACAACAATTTTGGCATTTAGCTGAACCTTTACTTCAAAAAGCATTAGACAAGGGCAACGGTGAATTTACTGCTGACCAATTAAAACTATTAGTAGCACAAGGACAGCAACAGCTTATATTATCTTTAGATGAAGATAAGAAATGCCATTGTGCAGTAACAGTACAATGGATTATGTACCCTAATGATAGGGTCGCTTACATTACTTACATAGGTGGGCGTAATACTAAAGCAGGATTTGACCAATTTAAAACATGGGTCAAAAATAATGGTG